CCGACGGCACCGCCGCGGCGTTCCTCGACGGCCCAGACGTTGAAATAGCCCAGGACAAGAAGATCTACCACCGACTGGAAACACATGTGCTTGACTCGCTTGCCGCTTATCGCGCGAATCAAAGCTGGCCTGCGTCACTCTTGTCGGCCGAAGAGAAAAAATATCTAGTCGAAAATATTATGGACTATAAGGTATTTCGTGACTATAATGGTCAAGAAAATTTAGTTGTTATAAAAAAGAAAAAGGAGATAAAATGAAATTATCAGATCAGGCAATGGGGGCTCTTATGATGGCCCTCCAAAAATCGCTCATGGAACAGAGCGACATCGTTCCGGTGCTATCCGAAATGAACTTTCAGGTAGACCCGGAGGATTCCTCTCAGTCACGATTGGTGGTAACAAATCCCCCAATTGTTTCGCTGCAGGGGGTAGAATTATTAGATTCAGAAGAAGGAGGTGAATGATGCCAGCAAGAAAGACAACAACGACCCGCGGTCGCCCTACGACGGCTCAGGTGATGGGCGAAGGCGCCGTTAACGATATAGTTCAAAAAGCTATTCGGGATGCTATTCGCACTCAAGCAAGAGAACTTGAGAAGTTTTTTAGTGATATTGATGAGAGGCTCACTGCGCTTGAAGAGAAGCGTTAGTGCCGCGATATTCCTATAAGTGTGAAGCATGTAAAGAGATTACTACTATATTCCATTTAGCTGATGAAAGGGCAACAGATTGCTCAACCTGTGAAGCTGTAGATAGTCTTGCCAAGGTACTATCAAACTTTAGAACATCAAGCCGGCGATCTGCAGCGAATTCCCGCTCTGCAGGTCGTGTTACGGAAGAGTTTATCCAAGACGCCAGGCAAGATCTTAAGACTGAGAAAGATAAACTAAAGGACGAGCGATGACAACACTTCATGTAATTTTGGCTGCGTCGGTGTTTGGGAACATATTTTTATTATGGTACCTCGCCCGATTGCTAAAAAAGTTTTATTACATCTCAGCCAACATAGCCGATTTGTTTCTTATTAGTAAGGCGTTCCGCGTCTTCGTTACAAATCTTTACAGCATGGAAAATTATCATGGAGAACCGATGATCCAGGAATTGGTATACCGTATTAACGAGGTGACTAATGAGATGGAAAACTTTAGGGATATTTTTGAATATACACTGGATGAAGAATTGGAGGAAGAATTAAATGCCGCCGAAGAGGAAGCGCAGCAAGCGAACTAAAAATCATTATTTTACCAAAGTTCACGAAGATGCAATCGTTAAATATGCAAACACTGACGACATAGATTTACGATCCCAATTGTATATAGAGTACATCCAGCCGGCTTTTGATCAGATGGTTGATAAGATTATTTATACTTATCGCTTTACCACTCTTCCTAATATAGATTATTTAAAGTCCGACTGCAAGGTCTGGCTTACAACTATTTTAAACAAATATGACCCAAATAAGGGCTCTAAAGCTTTTTCTTATTTTTCGGTTGTCACTAAAAATTGGTTTATACATAAAGTAAAAAAGACCCGGAAGCGCAATCAAACAGAAGTGTTGATGGACGATATGATCAATCAACTCGAAGAAGATTTGATTTCTACTGAGCCTACGTATTTGTCTGCCCGCGCAGAGGCCGAATTTTGGTTGTCGCTACACCAAGAGATAGACACCTGGGATTCCTTTATGTTAAAACAGAATGAAAAACGTGTTTTGATGGCCGTTCGTATCCTTTTGGACTCGGCCGATCACATAGAAATTTTTAATAAGAAAGCTATATACTTATACTTAAGGGAGATTACCGGCCTAAACACCAAACAGGTCGTTAATAACCTCAATAAGCTACGAAAACGCTATCGGGTATTTAAAGAGAAATGGCAAAGCGGCGAAATTTAAATTTAGAAGACTATATCGAAGAAACTACGGTTAATATACGCGAAGACCGCGCCATGGCAAAATCGTTGCTGATGGATGCCGTTAACGATATGAAAATGAGCGACGCTGCGCGCAAAGAGTTGGGCTCCATCGCTGCCAAATATGTGGAAAACTTGCAGCGCTCCAACGAGCAGATGGTAAAATTAGCTGCGCTCATCCAGAAACAAAAGGCCCAGCATCTTGGCTTAAGTGAGGACGACAAGGAACAGTTATTTGATCTTTTAAACGAGGGAGAAAATGGCTAAAAAAAGACTCACTCTAGAAGAATTATTTTATTTATTTCCCAAGCAAACAGAATCCTCTGAAGTAGGATTTTCGGGCATGATTGATGAACGCCTAGAAGATACCCTCAGCATCATCAAGAAAAAGGTGATGGGGGTAAAGTCTCTCTTTGGCACATCAGATTACATCACTGCGATGGTTTTGAGGAGAGACCCGGCCATGGAGGCAGGACCCTATGGTTTGCCTGACGATGAGTCCGAATTCGCGAGGGTCATGATTCTAAATGACTTTCACACATCTTTACTCGCTTTTCCGCGCACCTTAGATGAAACAGACGCACACAGCCAGATAATTATCAATTCTTATCCCAGGTTTAAGTTTAGCAAAAGCATATCCAGCCAAGTAGTCGCCGGCGCAATTGTAGAGGGTATTTTTGAGGGGGGGTCTCTTTCTGATGGGCGCATTCTTAACATTACTGATATAGATGTGCAGAATATGCTTGACAGCGAATCCCAAGCGGTTTACGGGCGCCTCGCGGAGGGGTTTACTAGCTCTCAGTCACTTGAGGACTTTAATACTTTTGTGGATGAGGATAAATCTCCGAAATTCAAGAAAGTTATGATAGATTATGGCCATGGCGGTATGATTGACGGAGAATATCAAATGGACGCCTCCGATGGCAAGCGCTATACTTTTACTGATGAAGCTAATTATGAGATTTTTGAGGGAGAGTATAACCGCGGCGTGGCCTCCCGGCTTATTAATCTTCTTTTGAATGCCGGAGTTGAGGTCCATGATGTTGTGGCTCGCAAGCGCATCTATTCACCAGTAAACCAACTTGATTTAGAGCAAACTAATATTTCGCTTTCTCGGCGCACCAATTATGCGAATCAGCACGCACAAGATGCCATTTATATCAGTCTTCATGGCAACGCCCATAGCAATGGCCTTGATGACGAAAACGTAGGTCCGAGTCTAGCGCCGCGAGGCATAGAGATGTTTACTACTCCCGGAGAAGACTCTTCGGATATCGTCGCAGGCCGTATCATTGACGCTTTTAGAAATTCCACTGTGGGAATGAGAATCCGACACCAGAAGCCAACGGCCGGCCAGAAGTATACTCACGATAAAGAAGCGACTTTCTATGTTCTTCGTAAGACAAAAATGCCTTCTATTTTGGGGGAAGTGGGCTTTTATACCAACTTTTACGACGCTCTGATGATGAACAATGAGTCTATTCGCTCCATCATTGCTCAAACTTATTTTACGGGCCTGGCGCCCCATTTGGATTTGGAGTCGGAGACGGAAGAGTCATTGGTGGCCAGCGCCCAGGCGTACTCAGCTACTGCAGGATTATAAAATATGAGTTATAAAAAATATATTTCTCCATTTAATACAGAGTCGATAAGCTTGGACAGCTTTTTTAAGCGGCGCTCGGTAGATCCGAATTCTAGTGAGGCGAGTATCTCCAAATACAAAGATCGTGCAGGTGTCGGATGTAAGCCGACACTCGCTCCTGTTCCTGTGCGCAATTCGGCCCCAGGCGAAGACGTGATCACTGGCCTCGGAGACTGGGGCATTGTGGGTGGTGTAGACCGTCCCACAGGCCTAGGATCTGGCTATGGCGGTAAGGGAGATCCTGCCGCCGCAGCAATTGATATCTGTGCAGGCAATATGGGAGCCTATGCGAGAAGTCAAGACGACCGCGGTGAACCCTTCTACTATAATCCCAATCAGACTTTGGGTGCGTCTAGACTTTTGGTATCTCAAAAAACTGATGTTGATGCTAATGCTGCAGCCGGCGGGTTGCCACAAGGAAGCGGCGATTCGGTGGGCAAATCGGCGGTTTTGGCCAAGGCTGACTCGGTTCGCATGGTGAGTCGCCTGGGGACCAAAATTGTGGCCGGAGGTGTGGACTCTCGTGATTCACAGGGAGATAAGATATTGGAAACTGGGTTTGTTGATTTGATCGCCGGCGGCGATGATACTGAAAAGCAGCCCATGGTGTTGGGAGACAACCTTGTGAAAGCATTAGAAACTTCTTTGGCTGAAATTGACGACCTCCGTGAGACGACAAACTCCCTTTTGAAATATCAGGATAATCTTAACTCTCGCACTATTGAACATAATCATAATTCGCCCTTTTTTGGGCATACAACCGCCCCCTCTTTTAATCTTATGTTTGAGGGATTTAAAGCAAAGTTTCAAATGACATGTGAAACCGAGGGCTCTCTTATCGCCATGGGGACAAACAAAGCGATTAGCAAACAGAACAGCTTTGGTCCTGTTGGGGAAAAATATGTATTGAGCGCGCTCTGTAATTTAACTTAAGATATGGTAACACGAACACGAAATTGGTATGCTCGCAGAATTAATAAGCCTTATGAAGACGATACTCATGTCTACATAAATGTTTATTCTCCGCTTTTAGAGCGCAAGCAGAACTCGGAGGACTATGCTTCCGATACCCTTAAAAACTTTGGAATAGCCCGAATACTGGATTATTATGGACGCAAGGTTCAATCCACATGGGGAGGCCTCCAGTCATCGGATATTACAGTTAAAAATATCTATTTCCCAGCACGCAACCTCGCCAACCCAATCGTGATGCTGGCGCTTCCATTAAGCAAATTTAATGAGCAGCCCTTCCGCGCAAACTGGCCTGGATATGCGGCTGCTGTTGTTCAAGACCCCATTCCAATTAAAAATATAAAAACCTTTTTGACGCATATTCATACCGCTTTTACCATTTATGATCAGCAAATGAATTTTTTTGAGGGATCAGTCGCCCCGGACATAAGTTTCCTTTCTTTGTCCAACAAAATTAAAGTATTTTTTGAGAATGTAGAAGCATTCTTTAGTTTTAACGATGTTAAGATGAGCGACTGGACCCATTTGCATCTAACTTGGGGTAATATATCTACCGGCGGAGGGATAGGCAATTGGCCCGTGACACAGATATGGCTTACAAATTCCAGGACGGATGAGTCTTTAAACGTCTTTAACGGTTATGAGTACTATTTTAAAGAACTTCCTTCCTCTCAGAATCGTTATGCCAATGAAATTATTTCACATTTTGATGATATTTATGCTCAGCGCCGTGACCAAACTAATTGGACTAAATTTATTTATCAATATTTAAACACGGCCGGCATTGTGGTAGACCATTATGGAACTCCTCGGACGCAAACAGTGGCCAACCAAGCCGAAACAATGACCAAAGACTCCGAAGGCGGTGAAATTGGAGACACTAAAGAATCTAAAGCTAAACTAGATGCGTTTCTTAACGACCCCTTTGTTGTATCCAAAGGATTTCAGGAAGAGCGTCAGCGCCTTAAAGAAAACATGGAGAACACTCTCCAGAAGCGTTTGGATAAAATTACAGCTGACATGCAGGAGATTGGTGAACAGGCCGAGTTGGTATCTAAATTTTTGAAAAAGTGGCGCCTGGACGCACTTATAGAAGCAGCATTGGAATGTCTGCTCTTTAAAATGGGATATAGTGGGCCGATGCCCGATTTCGTCCCGGGCGTAGATCCGCTTTTACCCACACCACCACGTTTATTAATCCGTTTCCCTGAGATTAACATGAAGTTGCCTATTATTAATATTAACAAAAACATGCAGGCACAAATAGAGGCCGCCCTGAGAGCCGCCGCAATTGGCGCTGTAAAGTCTATTATAGAGATGCTGGCAGATACGATACGTCAGCTTTGTTTAACCGAAGACCCGGAAACAGCGCCAACAGCGCCTCCTTTGAATGAATTGGCACAACAGTGGCCTAACCCCATTGCTTCCTACACGGGCCCAGAAGAATGCTATAAAGATTACGGTCTCACAACAGATCAAATTGGTGGGTTCCTGATTAAATTATCTCAGGTTATTACTGCGCGAGAAGCCTGTGACTTGATGAATGGGTTTGCATCTCAAGAATTGATGCAAATCGTGAATAATTTCTTGGCTGAGCCCAGATACAACGAAATTCGTTTGCAGCTAGCTGATGATGCTACTGTTAAGCAATTTTTCACATGCCTTGGTAGTTTGGTAGATGCTTCCTATTGCGCTGAAGTATATAAGGGGGGCACGGCAGACCTTAACTCTATTGATCCCTGCGATATAGAAGAGCAGCTTGGGAACGCATTTGATGAGTTAGTGGGCCTCTTGGACGAATTAGAGGATATGCAACCAGATATGGGCCCGTGCGGAGGGATCGTGCCACCTCTTTCAAGCATCGCGTCTTATAACTATTCGGTTACTTCCTTAATAGACACTATTCTGGGCCCAGCTCAACAAACGTTTATTTCGGATCTGGGAAATTTTAAGACCATCATAACTCTCCCAGATCCCTATGCACCCACTAACTCTGAGCGCAAAAGACAAATTGAATTACTTTCTGAGGGCCTTCCGAGCAATAACGAACCCGATAATCGCGGGAACGAGATGCTGCAGAGCTTGATACCATCTCAACTGAGCGATAATTTCGGCGACTTCGCACAACTTAAAAATATATTAGACAATGTTGGTAGCTTGACTGACGCCGTAGATCTTGCAGATCTGCAGTCGAAGTTGCAATGGTCTGTAGCGCCCGAAACGCAGGCTTTTTATGAAAATATGGAGGCCAATATTGGAACCAGTTTGTTGCTTAGAAGTGGATACTTACCAGAGATTACTGAGGCAGCATTCAACGAAGGTTTGGAAAAATATTATGAACGGTATGCGTTTTTGACCGACATTCCTACCAAACGCCGCGGCAATCCAGGATACTCAGGACAAGGAAAACTTATAGTTTATGACGTCGCAGGGTCTGCCACGGGCGTTACAACTAACGGCAGGGACATTGTTAAAATTATTGATGATAGTAATCCTGTCGTCGCTCTTTCGGACGGCGGTAGTGTCAGCGCGCTGATAAATAATTATTTAAAAGGGTCTCTTCACCAAGAAGCCCTGGACAAGCGCCATTCCGAAGCGAAGCGTTTCGCTGATCTTATTATGGGCCTCTGGGCCCAGAAGACGCCCAACTATTTCATGAGCCAAGCGATGTGGAATTGGAGCACGCGAAAATTATTTCCCTCGGCCTATTTTTCCTTGGTAAATCTCTTTGGGTATCAAATTAGCACTTCGCCGCTATTCAAGGTAGAAAATTTAGATAAGCTAAACTTGTTTCCTAAGTTTTGCGCCGACAATAAAGTAAGCGATACAGATCTTCTGGATGTTAATAAAATTAAACAAGAGGCAATGCAGGAATTTGTTGATAATGCATGCAGCGACCGCAGCGTAGAATTGGGCCCCGTGCGCGATGCCGGAATCATGGCGCTGGTAAATGCGTATTTGCAAGTCGTTGTAGTGGATTTTATCTTAAAAAATATCTTTGTGGTGAGCGAATTCGGAGTTAATTTTCTCCAAGATGGAGGCACGATTGTAGAGGAGTTGTTTAAGCAGGCCAACTCACGACGACTCTCGGTGGGTGGCTCTACCATTGAATATGATTTAAGTATTATGCCCTCAATTGTCAAGATGGGCGCAGCACTATATGTCAAGAAATTATTAATCCGAAATTATGACGATGCGACGGGCACTATAACCTTTAACAATCCTATTAGCGGTGACAATGATGGTGCGGTAAGTGCCTTTTTAAATACTATTGGGTCTTTAGAAAGCCTACAGAACAAATCAATTGAAAATGGACCCCTTCAAGACATTGCAATTCGCTATATGTTTGAACTGCGATTGCAGAATTGTGCAGAAACAGTTAATAGTTATTTTAATATATTGGGGAACAGCCCGGTTGAGAATGTTTTGATTCATGGGTTGCCGCATGTGGAGTTACCAGATTTAAAAAATCAGATGCAAGCCCTTCGTGCAGCAGGAGTGGACGCCCACGCAAAAATGAAATACAGCGCCATTGAGCTCCCGACAGATTGGGACCTAAATCAAGACGGGGACCTTGACAATGATACGACTCATACCGTAACCCAGCGAATGAGTGGCCTTTCCGGGTCGGGCGCCCGTAAATTTTTTACAAAGTTGGGATATGTAGAACGAGGACAAGATATATTTGATGCATTGGTTACGGATGGAATTGCCGAGGGATCCGAGCTAGATACCCTAGTTGCCAAAGCAGATGCTGAGATAGCTACTATGTTGCAGTACGGGGCGGTGGTTCTTGAGAAATTCGTTAAATTAACCTTTAGCCCATGGCGCCTTTCCCGTTTTATCCAAGTGCTTGAAGACTCGGATGATCCACTTATGCAGACTATGGCGTCTGAATTCCAAGCTATTGAAGACTTGGTGCAACAAATGACCCCAATCACTGAGCCTGCAGTTCAAGTTACTGAAGCCGAGATGCAAGCGGGTCAAGCAAACTGTGATAATACAAAGCCCGGAACCACTTATAACGCTGCCACCGGCGAGTGTGAATGTCCTCCTGGGCACGTTTGGATGCCCGCTATAGCGGGTTCTGGCGTCGGCCCTTGGGGAGGGGACACCCCAGCCGGCTGCTATCCCGGAAGTCCCGCGGGCGCCGGGATTGATGATGCGATCGTGGCAACAGCAGAACAAGAATATTATGTTAGCTTTGAGACCTTTAAGCGATTGTATGATGCTTTTGCGAACCTATCCCGCGGCTCAGCGGCAGGCTGGATCCCTATTCCCTTTTCTTTAAGGGGACTTACAGCCCGACAGATTGGAGATCTTAGTGGTGTTCCCGCCTCATCCCCGTCTTTCACCCCCACAAACACTGAAATCTCCGGCGATCTTACCGCGGCCGTAAGAAGGCGCCAGGGCCTCGGTATCTACATTTCCGGCATTGATGGTAGAGATCAAAATGGCAATCTAGCAGAGGAGAGGCCATATGTTCGCAGTGAGACGGTACCGTGGGGCTCGGGTGATGATGGCTCTAACCGCCGAGCCTTATCGGATTACTGCTTAATTAGAAATTGGGTGGTAAACTTTCAGCGCACGATCAATACGTGGGAGAACTCCTATGATGCCGATGGTAATTTTGATGGTCAGATAACAAAGGTCGCGGCCCATCACGAGGATATAAACATCGAGGCCCAAACTACCTGGCGCTTTGACGATGAGTTAGTTTACCGTTCGCGTTACCCACGATTGGAGTTAAAATTCCTCCGCGGTCTCTCGTTCGGCAACTTTCCTTATCTGGATGAAGGCGTACCCGGCGACCCGGGCTTCCAGCCCGGCTGGAACCCGCCGGCTTATCCGGGCGAAGTCATCTTCAGCGACACTGGGGAGGATATTGGGCCCTCAGCGGTTTTGGCCGGCGCTCGGAAGCGTATGGCTGAGGCCCGCGGCACCAGTTTCTATAATGATCACGTCTCGCGATACCAGGAAGCTTCCTGGACTCGTACTACGGCTGACACAGATGACGGCCTTGGGGGCGGCGGTTGGGGAGATAGTGAGATTTTAACAGGGCATACAATGACTATCTTTGAATCTCCAAATTATAGGGTCGTCGCGCGCCTAGAACGTAACTGGTTTGACCGAGATGGCGAAGCGTACGATATGACTATGGATCTGAGCGGTGATATGGACTTTGATGTACAAGACACCGCCGGCACGGTCTATATTTATCTTGAGGTAAAAGAGCCCCTCAACAACTACACTTCAACAACCGGTGGCGACGCATACAACAAGGTAGACGATCAGTTCGGAAGCCTATGGACCTTTTTAAATTACGGCTGGGACCCGGGCAAAATTGATGGCAATGGCCCCGACAGTGCAGACGAGGCACACACTAACCATGACCTTATGATAGAAATGTTTAGAACTAGCCGTACCCAAGCTGATTTGACGAATGCCATGTTGAATATATTGATGATACAAAATCCGGAAGGTGACGCCGACGCGACCGCCACAACAGACCCAGAATTTTCTACATCTCCGATCGCTCAGCTTATTGACCAAATCTTTCCTGGCGTACAAATGGGCTTGCGCTTGAGTTATTTAAGTCCATCAAATTCATTACTGGGGTATCCTGAATTCAAGCGTCCCTCATTTGACCTGACTCACATGAGTTTTGCTGATATGCTAAGTGGTAATGGAGTTATTGTTGATCAACACAACCTCGCCGGAGGCAGCTTAATTAATCAATATTCCTCTTTCTTTGTTTACAACACTGGAACGGACGACACGAGTCCTCATTTCGCGCACATTGCAACCCCAGCAGAAGCTCTGGTGGATATGCATGCTGCCCTTAGCTCCCCAGAATTACACCACCTGTTGCAGGAACAAGGTACCGAAGCCGGCTTCTCACGCTTTTTAGACTCTCTTTATGAAAAGGAAAAAGCTAATCTCTGCAGCTCCCTCGCCGCGACACCCACGATTACTGAGCTTTTTGGAACGGGAACAAGCCCAGCACTTATTGATGTGACTAGAATATTGCAGTATATGTACATCTCAGGAGAGTTGAAGAATTATTTCACTATTTTTGAGGACGCTCCTGATATTTTTACTGATACCAAGGCAGTCCTGGTCCTAGCCCTGCAGGCTGCATTCGCAGGGGAAGACTATGCTGCCACCAGTGAATGTGACGTTACGGCATTTCAAAACACTGCTATGGCAGGTGCAGCAGGCGCCCTCGGAGGCATGGGACAGTCTTTTATTAACAAGATGCTTCAAGAGACCCCTAAGAACATTCTTAAGGGCTTGGCCGAGCTTACAGAGCCTCATGTGATGGTGGCTAAGTTGATTCGGGAGGTTTCTGGGCAAGTGTTTGGCGGCATGCAAGCTGCCGAACAGCTTCGCAATATGACCCAAAGTCTCAATGATTTAATGAACGAATCAAACTGGGGCCCTCCCCCTGGCTGCGAAGACGAGGAACCACCAAATATTGATTTAAGTACCTTGCCTCCACCACCTCCTATCACTGTGGAAGATGCTCTGCGTCTTGTTCAGGAGCAAATTGATGCGCACTACCCAGATGATATGCCGCCCGACATGAAGCCCAAGGTTTCTGTTAAAGGCATTGATCTAGAAGGAACCGTTCCGTTTACATTCTTCGTGCCGCCTATCACGCCCTTTGGGGTACTATATCTCCTCTTAAGATTGGGCCAATGGCCTCAGAATATGATAGAGAAGGTGAAAGAAGGCGAGTGCTCTGAACGCTCCTGGCCGCGGGAGGATTAAGTGAATTAAATGGTATACAGGACTAATTAAGTCGTAGGATTATAAGATGATTGGATATTCGCCTAAATTTCCGTTGATGTTTGATAATGAGATCGGTGCGTATTCTGCCACCACCACATTGAAAGAAGTCGCCCGTCAAAATTTTAAAAACTTGTTGTTAACANCTCAGGGCGAGCGGATTATGGATCCCAACTTTGGTGTGGGACTGCGACACTATTTATTTGAGCAAAAAACGTCTTTTTTGACATCTACAATTGCACGTAACATACAAGAACAGGTTTCTACTTATTTGCCTTTTATCGTATTAGAATCAATAGAATTTAATGAGGATACAATAAATCAGAATACTGAAAATATTTTAAATATCGCAATTTATTTTTCTATTCCCACGATGGGGATTCAAGATTATTTGCTTATTAGCGATGATCAACTACAACTAGAAACATAGGAACCAAAAATATGGCAGATGACAGAGCAAACAATAGTAGAAAACAACTAAGAGTTATTAATTACGCAGGCCGTGATTTTAGTTCTATTAGAGAAAATCTTTTAGATTATGTTAAAAGGTATTATCCCGATTCTTATAAGGACTTTAATACTGCCGGCTTCGGCTCTTTGGTATTGGATACCGTCTCGTATGTGGGAGATGTTTTATCATTCTATGTGGATTATCAATTAAATGAGAGTTTCCTAGATACGGCGCAAGAATATGACAATGTTGTACGCATTGCCAGACAGCTAGGATATAAATACGCTGATTCATACTCCTCAGTGGGTCAGGCCGAATTCTTTGTTTCTGTTCCAGCAGACTCTGCCGGTGCGCCAAATGAAAGTTATATTCCGGTTCTAAAGGCTAACTCAACTTTTACAGCGACTGGTGGACAGTTGTTTACGCTGACTGAGGATGTTAACTTTGGGGACCCCGCTAATCAGATTGTAGTAAATAAAATTAATTCATCAACTGGCGCGCCCACATATTTTGCCATCAAAGCAGTTGGAACTGTTATCTCGGGCCGCGTAGAATTGCAACAGGTAACACTGGGCGCCTTCCAGAAGTTTAGAAAGATCCACCTATCAGACCCCAATCCTTTGGAGATCCTCCGCGTTTCCGATTCTGAGGGCCACCGTTATTATGAGGTGGACCACCTTGCACAGGAGATAGTGTTTAAGGCCATTCGCAATAATAACGCGGATAAGAATCTGGTTCCCTCTATTCTTAAGGCTATTCCTGTTACTCGTCGTTTTGTTCTTGAGAGGAACCGCAATGAGGCGTTCTTGCAGTTTGGATATGGGTCGGAAGACGAGCTAACCAACGCGTCTGTGGTGGACCCTAGCAAGATTGCCCTCAAACTTCACGGTCGCGACTATGTGACCCAGCAGGATTTTGATCCCACTAACTTAACCGAAACTGATAAGTTTGGCGTAGGACCATCTAATACTACATTGACTATTCTTTATCGTGTTAACGATGCCACAGATGTGAATATTGCCTCTAAGACACTTACACAGGTGGCAGAAGCTGATTTCAACTTCTCCAATAAGCAATCACTAAATGCTTCTCTTCTTTCTGATGTAGAGACTTCGCTGGAAGTGAGCAACGAAAATCCGATAGTGGGAGATATCAGCATCCCCAGCTCGGATGAGCTAAAACAGCGAATTTTTAGTCATTATGCTGCCCAAAATCGCGCGGTAACTTTAGAAGATTATAAGGCAATCTCTTATGCGATGCCTCCGAGTTTTGGGGCAGTTAAGCGCTGCTCGTTTGAGAGAGATTTTGACGCATTTAAGAGAAACCTTAATATGTATGTGATTTCTACGGATAGTTCAGGATTTCTGGCGACTACTAACCAAACAGTTAAAGAAAATTTAAAAACATGGCTGACAAATTATAAAATGATTAATGATACCATCGACATTCTAGATGCCAAAGTGGTTAACTTTGGGATAAATTTTTCCATTGTAGCTGATTATGAAGAAAATAGGTTTAATGTACTCAACATGGCTGTCCAAAGATTAAGAAATTTTTATAGTAACGAACAATTTGATATATTTGAGCCCATCTATATAGTGGATATTTATAAAGAATTACAACGAGTTCCTGGAGTGGTGGATGTATTGGATGTACAATTGTTGCAGAAAACTGGCTCACCGTATTCCGAAGTGGCCTATAACTTAGAGGCAGCGCTCTCTAACGACGGCCGCTTTGTGAACGGCGAAAAAGATATAATTTTTGAGCTGAAGTATCCTGTGGATGACATTCAGGGGAGTGTGACCTAATGGGAATTAAGCGTTATACAGCGAATCGTGACAATGTTATAACTAACGGTTATGATTATACTCTAACAACGAGGGGAACCGGCTCCAATATGGGTTATGCTGATTCATTGGAAGTTTATTCTATTTATGGTCAGGCCTCGGCCTCGGCCACTGGTCGCAGCCAGGAGTTGGCTCGTACGCTGGTACAGTTTCCTATAACTGATATTATTACTGACCGGACAGCAGAACAGGTTCCCGCTAGCGGCAGTGTCTCATTTTATTTACGAATGTTCAATGTAGAGACCGCCTTCACATTACCTCAGAATTTTACACTTAATATTACGGCAATATCTCGTTCTTGGGCTGAAGGTACAGGCTTGGATATGGAAGAATATACAGATATTGGTACCTCTAACTGGGCTAAGGCCGACTCTACCACCAGCTGGACCAAGGTGGGGGGCGACTACCACACACATTCGGCTGATTACCGGTATGATGTTAGTTTTCCAAATGGTTATGAAGACCTAGAGGTAGATGTATCGGATATAGTGGAGGAATGGATAGCAGGAACGAAAACCAATTATGGTTTTGGTGTACGCTTGACTAGTTCTCAAGAGGCTTATTATTCTGCGTCTTCGGGGTTGGATAATGGGAGCATTATTTTTAATCCAAATGGATCTACCAATACCTATTTTACCAAGCGATTCTCCGCGCGCTCCTCGCAGTACTTTTTTAAACGACCCGTTATAGAAGCAAGGTGGGACTCCCGAAAAACAGATGATAGGGAAAACTTCTTTTATTCAAGCTCGGTGGCTTCGGCGACCGATAATGCGAATACCCTGTACTTTTATAATTATGTGCGCGGAAGATTGCGAAACCTGCCTGGTATTGCCACTGGTCTCGTGCAGCTTTCTCTATATTCCGGATCTTCAGTACCAACAGGATCTAAACTGTTATTTTCTGATGGAGATTTCAATGTCACCGGCGGCTACATAAGCACAGGTATTTATACTGCGTCGGTAACAGTTACGGCCGCCGCAGCGCCCTTACAGACTCTGTTTGACGTGTGGCACAACGGTGCTTCCACTCCCAAGCAGTATTTTACCGGATCTATTTATCCATCCAAGATGCCAACTTTTGATGGGGCCCCAACATTTCAAAGGGTAACTGCGTGCAAAAATTTGAAGAAAAAATATTCACGCAAAGATAACTCTCGTTTTAGGTTTTTTGTAAGAGATAAAAATTGGAGTCCCACACTTTACACTATAGCGACTGCTAATAATCCTACAGAGATAGTTGAGAGTGCATCTTATGAAGTCGTGCGCATCGCAGATAATTTTAAGGCGATCCCTTACGGGACGGGGTCCAATTATCATACATATTTGTCATATGATGTAAGTGGAAATTACTTTGACTTGGATATGTCTCTGTTAGAAGCGGGCTATATGTATGAGATAAAATTATCTTATTATAATGGATCCATTGGCGATTGGATAGAGCAACCCCATACATTTAAATTTAGGGTTGAAGAATAATTAAAACATGGGATTAAAGGGCTTATTTGATAAAATTACCGTCTCTAAAACGGTATCCAATAAAACGGCGGCCGAAATCGGTGACGTCGTTGAGTCGGAGGGGTACCATCAGGCTGATATAGTAGAAGAAAAGAGATCTATTCCTAGGATAGATTTTTCTAAGCCCGAGAATTTTGCCAAATACGGATCTGCAGAAAAATATTACGAAGATTCGTTTACCTATGTTTATTCTTCTTATCCTTATGATGGCTCGCTCCGTGAAAAAGTAGAATGGCGTAATAGTGGCTCTTTTATTGATCTTTATTTGTTTGACAATGAGTACCCACGTACCAACGGCTATATTAAGATGTCTTATGGAGGGTGGGGAGGCCTGAACGGGTCCATCACCGCCGATGGCTATGGGCTTCCCGATGATTTAGAATATATTAGTTTGCAAGGCGGCCCGCATATTAAAAGTGCAAAACCTCAGACTCGGAGTGCCAACATTTGGAAGAGCAGTGCCGACCGCGAATCTAATTTAAAATTTAATCTAGACAATGCAGGCTCTACTATTGAGTTCTGGCTGAAGAAGCAAGCCTTTGATGTAACAAAAACTCATAAAGAAGTAATTTTTGATCTGTGGAATAATGAAGATACCTCGTCCGCAGACTATGGTCGCGTACGCCTAGAATTAACGGGCGCCGGCAATGCCCAACTCGGCGCAGACCCATTCCGGCTTACTGTTTTGTCGGGCACTACTGGTTTTACAGCTGCTTCCTTGACCCCGGCAACCATGACAACCTCGTCGGTTGCTGATAATACGTGGCACCACTATGCGGTGAGCCTCACAAACACCACAAAGGGAAGATCAATTGAGTTTGATGGTGCTGACGACGCTATCAATATTGGATCAGCAGGTACCTGGAACAGTCTTATCGGCGGCTCCCTCGCCGGAACAGACACAAAGGCGTTTACGATCTCATTGTGGTTCCATTCAAAAGACATATCCAGCAATCAAAATTTAATTCATTTTGGAGACTACGATCGTGCCGTTTATCTCAACAGTAGTCGAATTAGATTTCAAATCGATGGTGTCGTCGAGAATGGCCGCGTCCAGACAGCTGTGCTGAACAGCAATCAGTGGTATCATTTAGTCGTTACATACGACGGTTCGGACCCTGCAGGGAACACGGCAGCCACAGAAGCGGCAATGAAAATTTATTTAGATGGGGCTGACACGAGTGCTACCGTTGGAGGAGGTCTTCAACTTAACGAACCGTCGTCCATCAGCGCCGACGATTGCGCCATAGGAGCAGAACTTAGCGGTACCCCCGGAGGTATCTTTAATGGTTACATTGATGAGATAGGTGTCTGGAGTCATGAGATGTCCAGCGCGGAGGTGACGGAGTTGTATAACGGAGGCATCCCCTCCAATCTTCGCAACCATTCGAAGGCTGTAAACCTTTTGTCTTGGTGGCCCATGGGCGATAACAACACGGTAGCTTTTGACGGAACCAATGTTTCATCTATCACCAATAGGGTAAAAGATATTGTTGGGTTTCGCCACGGATACGGTGTCTCCGGCGATTTGGCCTCATCGCAGATAAAAAGATATTCTCCAACTAATAATACAGTTACTGCCAAACTATATCGCGATGGCAAACTAGAAAATTCAAAACTTATTTCTATTGGGGTGACAGCGCTGTCTGGCACGGTGAAAACTATTGGGGGCGGAGTGGAGGCCCATATTGGCGCTCTCATAAAGGCACCCAAAGGATCCTCGGCTGTCCTGGGCGCGGGTAAGCTCACCGGCTCGTTGGATGAGTTTCGTTACTGGAAAACAAAGCGGACCGGTCGCGACATCGGCCGATATTGGTTTACTCAAGTAGGGGGCGGCACAAATAGCGACCTCGCCAACACCAAGCTCGGGGTTTATTATAAATTTAATGAAGGGATCACCGAGATACGAACTACCGACTCTACGATCTTAGATTATTCCGGCCGCGTTACCAATGGTACATGGACTGGTTATGCCGCTGGGGCCCGCTCAACCGGTTCAGCGATTGTGGAGTCAAAAGCGTCAGGACAAGAGTTTCAAGACCCTATCGTATACAGCTACAACCCCCGGGTGAATGCTAAATTATCCGATCTTAAACTATCAGGCTCGGCGTATGACTTCAGCAATCCGTCTCGGCTGCTGTCCTACTTCCCCTCGTGGATTCAGGAAGAAGACGCCGCGCGCGGCGGCGACGAATTAAAGAAGCTCACGCAAATAATGTCAAGTTACTTTGACAATCTGTATCTTCAAGTTGAAGAGTTTGGAAAAATTCAGGATGTAGAGTATGTGAGCGGCTCTATGAAGCCCAACACTTTAGCCAACAAGTTATTAGATTCTCGTGGAATTCTATCCCCAGAGTTATTTTTAGATGCTGATATCTTAGAGCAACTGGGAGATAGAAGCGAAACTCTGCGTTATCAAAAATCTCTTAATGATATCAAGAATACGATTTATCAAAACATTTATAATAATTTAATTAATATTTTTAAATCCAAGGGAACTAAGAAGTCTTTTAGAAATTTGTTGCGATGTTTTGGCATTGATGATGAGATATACAAGATAAACGTTTATGGAAACAATATTGAATATGAAGTGAGAAATAACCGTGAACTTAATTCTGCCAAAAAGAGCTTTGTTGATTTTAACGATCAAACTCGTTTTGATGCCACTCTTTTGCAACAGACGTCAAGTGCCAACAGTCAGACGGTGTCCTACCTGAGTGCTTCCAATCGTCTCACAGGAGGGTATGCGTCTACTTTGGAATCTTACGTCCTATTCCCCGATAAGCCTAAGGTTTACGAAGAAGGTTATTCAAATTCTCAGTATTGGTATATTACGTCTTCTCTATTCGGGCTTCATAATATAGAGCCGAACGACCCGAATAATTTAACATGGCCAAGTTTAGATCCTTCTAACTTTTATGTCTGTGCAGTTCGCGACGAATTAGGCTCAAGAGATGCTAAGTTTGTTCTTACTAGTTCTTATGCTTCATCTGTTATCCCCACGCTGACTTCTTCTTACTATGATGACGTCTATAATAATACCAATTGGGTATTTGCTGTTACGGTCAAACCAGCTAAATATCCTCTTAATACTCTTTTGGCTAGCACCGGATCACGTCGTCGCTATAAAGTAGAGTTCAAGGGAGCAAACGTTGATGCGGGTGTTACATTAAATTCTTTTGTCGTCACCGGAACGATTGACCCAAATAGTGCAGGTTATGGATTTGTTACGGGTTCAAAGCGAGTTTTCGCCGGCGCACATCGTGCTAATTTTACCGGTAGTCTGATAAGTCGCTCAGATGCCCGCATTGGTTTCGTACGCTATTGGCTGGATGATATTGAGCCCGATATACTCCAACAACATGCTCTTGACGTGCAAAACTACGGCACTAAGAATCCCTCTAAATCCCCTTATCTGTTTCAAGATTTTAACCCCGCGGGCTTTAGCCCCCTTAACATTGAATTCAATCAGGCTGACACCTTGGCGCTTAATTGGGATTTTGAAACCGTAAGTACTTCTGACGCAGCCGGAACATTTGAGGTTCCTGACTTTTCATCTGGCTCGGTTACCAAACAATCCGAGCGCTTCGGATATTTGGGCAATCTTTTGGGCGCCCAACACACTGGTCTTGGATATGGATTTCCTACAAGTTCAACGCAGGTTGTAGATCCAGATTATGTAATTGCAGCTGAGCTGCAGAATTTTGAGCAACTTAATTCCAAGGATATGATCTCTATTCTGGATACTTCAGATTCAGTCCAGTTCACTCGCGAATCACGACCGATTAACTTTAAGTTTGCTATAGAAAAGAGCATGTATCAGAATATTTCTGAAAACATGATCCGCATATTCTCAGTTATCAATGATTTTAGCAACATCGTGGGAGAACCGGTTCATAAGTATCGATCAAACTATAAGGATCTTCGTGTTTTAAGACAACAGTTTTTTGAAAGAGTGGATAATACTCCCGATTTAGACAGGTACATAGAGTTCTATAAGTGGTTTGATTCCTCGCTCAGTCGTCTTTTGGAGCAATTGGTTCCAGCCGGCGCCGATTTTTCGGAAAATATTCGCACAGTGGTGGAAAGTCACATTTTGGAAAGGAATAAATATCCATTCCGATTCCCCACAGTAGAAAAGATTCCGGCTGTATTTAATACGGGCATCGGCGACGACATCCCGGGAGAGACCAATCCGGAAGCTACCCCAGACGGAGGCGGCTCTGGAGGAGGAGGGGGAGGCTCGTCTACGGGCCCTTCACTACCCGGCGACTGCCAGTCTAATTGCCAGGATTTGGTCCCTCCTCCAGAGGATGACAGCGTCCCTACAACTGATGCCACCAACAAACTAGACCCCACTGAGGGGGCAGAAACCCATGGGAAAGTTCCCCCATGGAAGCCTCCCACAGGAGATGATTGTAAAGATGACCCCAAGAAGTGCACTTCTGGCGACGAAACGGTTGATAATTACAAAAGGCAGATTGATTTAGCAGTCAGAGTACCTCGCACAAATTACCGGGTACGAGCTAGCGGAAGAATACCTCTTCATTTGGGCTCTAATTTTCCGAAAGAGAAACGGCCGTCCGATGTTTTTAACTACGCCCGGCCTTGGACTACTTCCTCGGCACCCACGAGCGCTCCAAAAAACATTGCCCTGACAAAAGAAGATCAACTCCAGACCTTTAGAGAAAAATCACGCTATCGCATCGGCCGCCCCATTAAAAATGTTCGCTTAGGATTTGGCATGGATACCATGGTCAATAAATCAGGCGAAGCAGAGACCGCAGGGGTGGATTTCGTAGGAGACGGTACCATTGCAGCGCCCTTTAGCATGTATTCCGCCTCAGCCGAAGTGCCGTCTGAGGTTTCTACGCGTTTTAAATCCGATATAACGTTAACCAACTTGCATGATGATTTAGTGGGCAAGGATTTGTGCGCGTCACCCCAGGGCCCGTTTACGGAAAGATTTGTAGGCGGCCGTCAATATCGTCATGTGCGCTTATTCAAGAGTACTGAACGACCCGAAGGGTGGAAGATTGCCCTGGGGGGAGTCTCCTCGTCAGCTGGCGGATTTTTTCATGATGCTCTAGCCATCGTTCCTCCCAATTACATCTTGAGCAGTAGCACTACCATCAATGCGATCGATGTGCCCCCGGGCCATATGCTTCGCGAAGAGGCTGTAAAACGGCGCGTAAATGTAAAAAACATTTTGATGTCTACAGCTTCTTTGGATATCCGCCTCTCCGGAACAATTCAGCACGACAGAATAGGAAACTATACCAAAAATTGGCAAGTTGTTCAGGCTCCATCACGAACCGCCAATGATCCTTATTTTGCACGACAGACCTTTACTTTCTCTACGGTGCCCGAAACGTACAAGATCCTTCGGGGACGATTGCCATTCGGGACAAATTATAATCCGTTTACGTTTGGTGTGCCATCGGGCACTCTTAACTTTGCTCTTCCAAACCGCGATGGCGCAAATTCTAATCAAACATATTTCGTCAGTAAGTTCCGCGCCCCCGGGTCATTTAACGAGGTATCTCGTGGATTTTTAGATCCAGCTCATGAAGAGAAATCAGTCTATAGCGTTCTCCCGTGGCGTAATTTAGGCGTCCGAAATTATGGAATGTCAGGATCTAATTTTGATCCATCATTGACGGGCTCTTTGCGACCTCTTGATCAGATCAACCGACCACGAGGCCTGCGGCAGTTGTTAACATTGCATTGTGGTATCTGGGGGCTGGATGCCATTTATGGCGATATAACTGCGTCTGTGCCATCAGCCTCCTATCATAAAATAAACCGTAACCAGCGCCCACGCAAGAAATATGATACTGGCGGCAACTTAGTAACCGGCTCGTCGTTTGACAACTGGTTTATTATACATCCAATTCCTCGCACAGAGAAATATTATTCTTGGATTACGTCTTCGCTGAGACCCAATCAGGAGTTGTGGGACTATAGTCATTTGAGTGGCGGCTATTTCGTAGAAGCACTTCCGACCATCAGCGGCGCCGTTGATAACAAGTACGGAGACTTTGTAGGCCTCAGTTCTATTGTGTTGGATCCCGTGCACAGTCCGGTAGTGACAGATGGTAACTTTACTACCCAGGGCGCGAACACTTTAGGGGTCGTGGGCTTTGAAGCCTCGTATGATGGTTCAAACACCTTGTTGCAACAATATTATAATTCTGATGTACGCTTACCATTGAACTATGGACCACATCCCTACAAATTTGTCACCATGCTCAACTTGTTGTTGTTAAATCGTAATGGCCCCTACCAATGGGCCCAGTTCCAACAACGGCGCCCTCATGATCATCCCATCATGCGTTATAATCGGGAAAATAGCGTAATATCTGTGCGTACGCCCACTGCTTACGATAATCAGCAAATTAATGTTGATGGAAACGCGCTTACTCAGTTTATTGAGCCTGCTGTCTATAGTCAAGAGCATCCTTTGGTATACACAATGCGGGCAACTCCGCAGGCTCAAGAAGAAATCGCGGCCGCCAACAATGATGCGGTTACCCCCGTTCAGTGGTCCAAGACTCCAATAAATCTAAAGATTACCAACACTTATGGTAATGAGATAGCGAATTATGCTACATATGAACTTGATTCGCTTTTAAAGACTAGCAAGCCTTACGACTCCCCCAATTTGTATGCCAATCGTTTAAATGAGTTAATTTTGCAAGGTGCGAGTACGGATGTTCAGACGACAGCTCAATTATCTAATATTTCTGTAGGATATAGACAGAGAACTTATCCGGCAGCTTATAATGCTCATTTGTCTCGCACGTTCAAGAGAGAAAGGTATGCCATTGATAACATATGGAATCGTTATCGCGATAAAAGAACTACACTTCCCAAAAGCCGAGGGATCACGCCCGCTAACTCTCAAGGAAATAGCATCTTAAGCCAAAGCATTTGGCCCCTAGATCCTCACTACGATTTTACGACAGATCAAAATGCATCGGGTTCTGGCGAATTACAAAATTATTACGGTACATTTGATAAGACCGAGGGGGGCAACGCAATTCAGCCGGCCGTGACTTATGCTCGACGAGCACCGGTTGGGTTTGATTCAAGTGGAATCGCGATGTTCGGCGGGGATACCATGTGGGAGATGCGAAATAACTCGGGCGCCCAATATTCCGTACCTTATGAGACTTACGAGGAGTACTGTTATTATTTGAAACTGGTAGGCCGAGACTACTCTTTAATACCCGAGTATAGAAGCTCGTTGTATTTAGAAGAACATCTGATAACAGATGACGCAAATTTCCTATCCTTGGATAATATATCTGACAATTTTGAGATTACCGGATCCAAATACGATGATTCATCTTATACTGGATTTTTCCAGGAGTACGCAAATTCTGATTTTATGAAGTTGTTTAAAGAGGTCGATCAACTTGAGGGCGCCCTTTTAGTAGATGGTACCACCTTGAGTAAGCAGGTGTTCGGGCTATCATGCACCGCCATAGTGAAACCTCTGCCCTACAAGGGATTCTATCCTGCTGAGCGTATGCTAGAGCTTGGGACTCTCCTGTCGCAGTCGGTGGGCCCGTACACTTACCCACAGTCTAATGGAGGCACCTCTAACCCTAAGGCTTGGAGAATTTTATTGGATTCGTGGTCTGCTTTATTGGGCAACTCTATCAAGTCCGGAATATCAGTGGGCAGTGGTATTTTTACTACCGGGGATCAAGGAGACGGCCTTCGTGACATTACAGCCGACCAGGCAAAAAACAGCGCGAATCAGGTTTATCCGGAGGGAGTTATTAATTACGGGGCTAATAGTATCTTTTCTGCGTCTGCAGACCGTAATGATAATAAATATTGTTTTGATCGCCTTCCATTTGAAGCTCTCTATAATCTATCCCATTATACCTCTAATGCAATTAGCGGGTCCACAACGGGAGATTTCCAAGGGTATATGTTTGATGGGGGCTTGGCTTCGGCAAGCTTATCCGCCAGCTCAAACTCTACGGTTGGAGCATCCCAGATATGCAATAAAATTGTTTGGAAAGGCGACAGAGGCCCTCTTTATGACCTAGCTATTGATAATTTTTTGGCCTCATCCTTATATTGGTTTATTAATCCGGATGCTCGCCCTGTTTTTCGTTCCTCAGGCCAGAGTCAATTTAAAGATCAAGATGTTAAAAAGGACGAGAAATTCGCAATGAGTTTTCATTTTAATCGTCCAGTAACCTCAGATGGAGCGGCAGACCGAAATGCATTTGAAATGTATAGCCGCGCTTCGGCATTTGGCCAACCAATGGCCCTTGACGATGGTTTCACTGATACGGTTACCGGCGTAGAAGCAGCAGGATTTATTGATCTGACCTCCAGTGTCTATGTGGCAGGGGCCAAGGCTGCCGGAACGCTAGAGGTGACGGGAACCATGGTCGCGGGAGGTACGTACTGGACAGGTTCGGTTAAGATTGGCCAAGGCAGCGTAAATTATGACGCCTTGGCAGACCAAACTCATTGGTCCGACGGCGGCAGCATTTATTTGACTTCTTCCTTGAATAATGCTCGGCAGTTTACTTACTGGACCGGCAGTACAGCGACGGGTATGCCGGCAAGTGGATATACTGTTAAGGTCGGCTCGTCGAAGCCCAATAGTACAGACTGGTATCTTATAGCCACCGGATCTTCCAATGATGACGCTGCCGAACATCTTAACGACGCGATAAATGCCAGCGCTCTTGTTACTGGTGATGGAATGAAGGCGTACCTGTATCCGGCAAGATCCAGCTTTGTAGAGCTTACTCAAAGCGGCCAGACATGTGATCCCAGCCTCGGGCACCGCGCCGTTACTTATGGTCGCAACCGACTTACTGCTTCTAGTAATGTATTTGCTGCCGATACCGGTCTTGGATTTTCGGGCAGCGTTAACTACTATAGATTGGCAAGCGGTGATAACTTCACATTAGGTGATGGTGGTTTGGGGGGCGGTATTGGGTCCACATACTGGTCCTTCACCTCCGCTAGTGCGCAAACGCCCGGCGGCACGACACAAGCCGCCGAAATGGTACCGTGCTCTGTTAGTGCATCTATGCTGAATATGTGTAAGACCATTAATGAGCGTACAAATTTTAATGTTTATGCAACCATGTCCTCTCCTTCTGCTGGGTGGAATACCAGTCTCAAGGGCCGGATAGAATTTGAGAATGTGTATACGGGCTCGGCAGGAAATGTTACTCTTAATACAGCCAACATGAGTTATTTTGCATCCGGCTTCGGTGCAGGCACAGGACTGGCCGGCGGAGTCACTCAGGTTCGCACATTGATTGAAGATGATACTTGGACCGTAAGTGACGGAGGAACAGATGGAGGCTCTACTTTAATTACGTTTACGGCAAAGGATTCACCAGCCGGCTCAAATCAGTTTTTAATTGCCGGCAATAATGCTAGCGCTTCGGCTAATGCGCTGAAAGACGCTATTAACGCTGCTTCGGGACTCGGCGTGACAGCAACAATGCCCCATCCGGTTGACTCTGGCCACCCTGCTGCTGCGGGCGCCGCTCGGATTTTCCTCACCAATGATAATGCCGGCGCAGACGGTAATGTTGCCATCACTGATAGTTTGAATTGTAGTCCCGACACCTTGGGAAGTAATGTGGGTGGCATGTCAGGAGGAACGGACGACGTTACATCCACCATATACTCGGCCTCTATAGCTCCTTGGCTCCCGTCTTATTTCTATGGCAAGAGCCGCGTGGATATTATTTGCACCGCCTCTTATAATGGGGAGCAGAATCTTACAGATCTTTTACAGAGTGCTGACTATGTTTATACTCGTGATATGGAGTCCACCACTTATGACGCCACTTCGGTAGGGTACCTCATGGCCCAGCAGATATCCGAGAGTTTTCATTTAAATCAAAATGTTCCCAACCTTCTGCGAGACGGCTCGTTGGATCCCACGTGGGTAATCCAGCCTAAGTGGGAATGCCCGGTGCTTAATTTTAAGGATGCCTCACCAACGACCCCCGCCGCCGCGACGACCACTATTTCGGGCAACTGTTCTACTAGCATTGTGAGTAAGGGAATGTGGCACCAAACTGGCAGCTTTGCTCATTCTCGTGCTGGAATTACATGTTATATAGATACGCCAGCGTACGTGACATCCAACAAGTACGGCACCATCCGAAACGTTAAATCTTTGGCAGAACTAGTAGGGTTTGAAGAGGGGACCGTTAAAGCCTTGGGGAACATTCGGGATCTTCTTACCATCAAGGAGGCTATTGTCGCTATCCCCTTCGTAATAGATGAAGACGGAAGACGTAAATTCTATAAGTTACCACAAAGTGCTAATGCAATCGCCGGCCTTCGTCAAAACATGATGGACTACATATTCCCTCCCACTTTTGATTTTGTGACCCATCCCACCGTAGAGCCGGTGAGTATGTATGTCTTTGAGTTCAAGACGACGCTCGGAAAGCAGGACATTGCTGATATATGGCAAAACATGCTTCCCAAGGCATGGCGAGACCAGTCCAAAGTTGACACGTTTGAATACCAGACATCAACCATACAACATCCTATCGGAGCTGGCGAACTCCTTAACAAGACTACCCGTAAGTTACGGAGTGACTTGAGATGGCTTGTTTTTAAGGTGAAACAACGAGCCAAGAGCAATTATACGACTTTCCGGGATTCGTACCTTTCTCAGACTGACGCCGATGGCCGCGACGATCGTCGCCGCGTCCCATATACATATAACTGGCCGAACGATTGGTTATCTGTAGTGGAACTAGTTAAGATTGACGAGGGCATTCAGTACTCGCCTACGGCGCCCCCTATCACCTCAACAGCCATTGCGGGTACTGTTGATGTAAACGTGGTGAACGCCGGAGACTTGGCAGCGGATGTTAATGTACACGGGGCTACTATTGTGGAAGCGGACCGAAGAGACCGAGAGGATAC